ATACTATAGAGTTTACATCACTTCCGAGTGGAAGTGCTATCAACTCAGCGTGTTCAACCTCTTGTAATACTTTCTCTGCTAATTCCATTCCGGGATTAGAACCGTCTTTCTTATCGTCATTATCTGCAAGAACAACAACTCTTCGGTAGCCACTAAATAACCTATTGAAGTGTGGCTTCCAAGCTTTAACCCCTGCTACTCCAACTGCTGGTAACAACTGACTTGCAACGACTGCATCCAGTTCTCCCTCGCAAATAGCAACGATGTCACTAGGTTTCTGTAGATCTATGGCATTGAATAACCTTGCAGGTTGATGCATTGGTGCCATGTATCTTGGCCCCGGAGAATCATCTACCCTGCGAAACTTAAACCCTGCTACCCCATTGACCACTCGGTATGGGATAGCAAGCCACCCGATAAACTGGGAATGGCTAGGATCACAGTCGACTGGTACGGTTCCGAGCAGATGCTCGCTTGCCAGTTCTTGACTGAAGCCCCGGCCTTTTAGATAAGAGACCGTCTCCTCGTTTATTTTCTTGTGATAGTTCAATGCCAGATCGTTTAGCAATGTCAACCGCTCTATCGAAAGCAACACGAAAGTCCACCCCTTCTTTCCACATTAGTAATGAGTATGCATCTCCACCTATGCCACAGGTGTGGCAGAAGTAAAGCCCTGCCTTCTCTCCATCTGTACTCATTACAGCAGATCGATGAGAGTCCTCGTGAAAGCAACATCTAACTGGCTTTGAATAGCCGTCTCTTACTTCTCCTCCGTAGTGCTGGACTACAGCCTTGAGGAGATCAGGATCGGCAGCCATTAGTATGCTTTTCTTACTGGCTTCTTCCTTGTTGTCTGACCTAAGCTCGCAAGGTAGGTATTAAATTCTGCTACCTGTCGTTCCATTTTCTTCTGTTCAATCCTTGCATCTAATGTGTAATACAGATGCTCTAAGAAATGATAAAGAGCAACACCTGCTATGACTACTAATACGCTTACTACTGTTTCCATTTTAATACCTCCACAAATGTATCGAGTTCCATTATGACGAACGATTTTCCTATTGATGCTTGCCTACGCTTTGCAATAACTATTCCTACTGCTGGCGTTGACTTTCTTTTCTTTACCCAGTTCTTTGATTCTTCTACTGCCTCTTGGATCCATGGCCCCGGCTTGAATGACTTCTCATTCTTTGCCTCGACAACTATGAAGGTCTGAATATCTGGGGCCCATAGCCACAGATCTCCTTCATCGCTGGTTCCAGTCAGTCTTAATCTTTCAACTGGAGTGAACTTTTTATCCCTGAAGTATTCAACGAGGTCGCTTTCCCATGTTGCACCCTTGCGTTTGTTAGCTCGAGATTGCTTGGAGTCCAACGAAGTTCACCCCCGGTCTTACATCTGCCCTACCTTGCTGGTCAGAATCTGCTATCTGAACCCTTGCTGGATCAATCAACAGAGTTACATACTGCGTTGCATCTGCTGAGTGTTCACCGAATCTATTCTTTACAGCAGCAACTCTGAACTGTCCATACTCTGGATCCATTGCAATAGATAAGATCATAGAAGGAAGTTGAGATGCCTTACCGAGTATTGCCCTGCGTGGTGCTGGCAATGTAGGACTTGCGGTTCCTGCCTCACTCATGTGAGTTAGTGCAAGCACACAAGCACCAGTCTTACGAGCAACATGATGCAGCTCTGACATGATTGCACGAATACCCGACCACTCTTCTCCAGTTACAGAGACACAGTTCATTAGGTTATCAATGACAATCAATGCAGGTGCCATGCCATAGACCTCGCCATAAGCGAGGATCTCTAGCTCTATTGAATCCATATCCGGCGATGGATCGAATACCCATTTGATATGGGAACCCTTCTCCTTTAGTAATGGATCGAAGTAATGCGAGTCTGTATCTAAGTAAGTCTCTACTTGTTGCTGAGATATACCAGTCAGACCTGCAACTGTTCTAAACATCTGAGTAATGGGGTCGGTATCCGCCGAGAAGTAAAGGGTTGGAACCCCTGTCCTCAAGGCGTATACCAACGCCATCAAACTCTTACCTGAGTTTGGCTGACCTGCGATAAGACACAACTGTGACTGACGGAATCGCATACCAGATCTCCGAAGAGATTCCCAAACATCAGGTAAGGGTTTAGCAGAAGAGTTTGTGCTATGCACAGCTTGAAGCAAGTTCAACATTATGCAGCAACACTCCTCTTCCTAACAAGCTTTAATGATCTTCGTAACTCTCTTCGTTCTATTGCAGAAGATGCACCCCAATAGTTGTGGTCTTCATTATGTAATGCCCAGTTGAAACAAGATACTAATAACGGACAAGCATTACAGATCTTATTTAGTTCTGGGTAGTGAGTGAAATCTTTTTCGTCTGTGCAGAACAGTTCACTACCAACTGATGCACAGGCTTCTGTTCCGGTGAATGCCGGGTACTTTGGTGTACCCGGCTCCACTAGACTCGTTAGGAAGCGTTGGCTCTGAAGTCGCATTGCTGGCCTTGCGGTCTTTGACAAGCATAGAAGGCACGATATGCCTTGCCACTTGTCTTTGATGTGCCAGCAGGAACTAACTTTGCTTGCTCACCATGTTTACAGACCGGACTGCCAGATGCAGGTGGAGCTTGGTTGCCCCATTGTTGCGGTTGAATGATAGTTGCACCTAAAGCGTTCGCCACTTCAGGTATGGACATTGGCTGTGGGCCTCCGTCAAATGCAGAAGCCATATTATTCAATAGGTTTTCTGCTCCAGATTGTCCGAGTGCTTCAGCTAATTTCGCTGTGAAGCCACCGTATGTTGCATCCGCTATGACAAAGATGGTTCCATCGTTTGTCTTAGTCGAGACTTGAAAGCCGAGTTCGGCCATGTTAGATCTCCTCTATGTGTTTGATGTTCAACCGTACTGATTCTTTTCCGGCTGCCTTTTTAGGAACAAAGCCCAACAGTTTCTCTACTTCTTTTTCATCAGTAGCTTGGCGACCAGCGACAGTTGTCCAACTGATCTCCACTCCGCTAAGAGTTCTACCAAAGATGCCTTCTAAAGAAGAGCGAATACCATCACGCCTTGTTTCTAGTTCATCTATTTCTTTATTCAGTTGTAAGAACAGCAAGGCATTGCTGTCCACCTCAGTATCTACGATTGCGACTTCCGAGGTTTTCTTCAGTTCTTTTTTTAGTCCAGTACAACCCAACTCCCCGGAAGGATCGTAGAACTTACAATAGAACTGACAGTAGCTGACATCCTTTTCAGGTTCAGGTGCCGAAGGTGTTGCCTTAATAACTTCAAGCCATGCTAATGCTTCTTCAGCAATCGCTGGATCATAGTCTTCAGTATGCACCTTGACATCTCGTTCATCCCCATCCCGGGCTATGGCACAAAGATTGACCCGAGTCACTTTGTAACCGTTCTTCTCCAACAGATAGCCATAAGTATGAACTTGCCAACGCTGGTTCTTTGATGGGAAGTAACTTAGGTTCTTGACCTTCGTTGTCTTCCAGTCCACCACATCACCAGTTTCAGGAATGAATAAATCTATATGAGCTTTCATTCCATTGTATTCGACTTCAGTCTCCACTAGATACTTCTTATGTTCTGGATCCAATGCATCGATTGACTTCTCAATCTCAGCATGGATAGCCGTTCCCATAATCGCTGCTAGTTTCAACTCTCCATCGTTGGTTTCAGGTTGCTCGTTTAACCGATACCAAACCTTGCGACTGCACCCACCTAATTCCGATGGGCCAATCTGCACCTGTGTACTGCGAGACTTGCTCGCATCCTTTGCTCTTAATACTTCAAGCAGAAGATTCTTTATATCACTCACTAGTTTTACTCTCCTCTTCTGTTTGTGCCTTGTTGTATAGAGTCCAGAACATTGCGTAATAAGATAAATCAAATGGGAATGTCTTCATGTGTGCAGCTACTGCACCAGTATGTGCGTGGATCTTGAAGCCAACTTCTTTTACCTTGCGGAAGAAGATTATATCTTCACCTACAAAGTTTTCTTTACCAGCATATTCTTCTGTGTATAAACAATCATCCCCAAACTTAGCCTTAAGTGCAGGAATGATTGACTTATGTAGTAATACTAACCCAAGCCCAGCAGAATCTACTTCAATGACTTGGTTCTCTGGCAATGGCAATACTGATTTGATCTGATACTTATGTGTGCCTTCCCAGAATAGGGCAGGGATTGGTACCGGCAAGGTACCAACAAGATCTTTCCAAATAAAATACACACCAGAAACTACTGGCCTAGCAATCTTATCTGCTGTATCCCATAAAGTTTTTAGAAGTTCTTTAGTTAAAACTACATCAGAATCAATGCACA